GTTGCGACGGGGGACGGCGAAGACGCAGACGCGACCGCGCACAATAACCTGACCGACACCCGGCCGAGGACGCAGGCCAAGCGCAAGCCGCAGACTGACGTTTGCGCCGAGCTGCGCCGCGAGGTGCTGAACGCGGCCAAGGCTTCGATCGGCAGCGACGAAGACGACGAGGCGCGCGAGTTCATCCAGCGTGCGAAGGCTCGGGTCAGTCTCGATGGCGTTGAGTCGAGAGACATGGACGCGACGCAACTTCAGATCCTTCTCGACGCGATCATGGACGGGACGGAGGTGGCGGCATGAGCGAGTTCGCAACCTGCTCCTGCGGCGAGCACTACGGCCGCGTCATTGGCTACACCACCGACCGATTCGGTGGGACGGCCTACGTCACGGATACCTGCTACCAGGCGACGGCCGGGCCGTCTTTCGCGGATCGCATCCGTGCGGAGACGACCGTGGCCGGAGTCTATGTGGACCGGGATGGCTGGTTTACGGCCACCGGCGGCGAGTTGGTCGGCGCCTGGGTGGACTCGCGCGGCGAGGAATCGATGACGCTGGTCGAGTTCGCGTGTCACAGCGAAGCGACCGGCCGGGACATCTACTGCGCCGTTTACTACTTCCTGACCTCGGATGGCCGCATCTACGACGCGCAGGGCTTCGCTCTGACTCGTGAGAAAGCGGTGGCCAAGGTCGAGTCCTTGATTGCTCGGGGGTACTGATGGGTCGCATCCGCACCATCAAGCCCGAGTTCTTCCTGGACGAACGGCTGGCCGATCTGGAACACGAGACGGGGCTCCCCTTGCGCCTGGCGTTCGCGGGGCTCTGGACTCAAGCCGACCGGGAGGGCCGCTTCGAGTGGCGTCCCCGCCGGCTCAAGGCGGCGATCCTGCCATACGACAACGTGGACTTCGGGGCGATCCTCGAAGCGTTGTCGTCGGCGGGATTCGTCGCGCGCTACACCCCGGCTGGGGGGCAGGAACCCGGATTCTTCGGGTGGATTCCTGGCTTCCTCAACCATCAGAGCATCAACCACAAAGAAGCACCTTCAAAGCTGCCGGAACCCCCGCAAGATTGCAGCGGTTTTTCACGCGTAAACCACGCGTGCGGCACGCGTGACGGGAATTCCCGTGGGGAAAGGAAGGGAAAGGAAGGGAAGGGAAGGGAAGGGAAAGGAAGGGAAGGAGTAGCCTCCCGTGCCCCTCGCGTCCCGCAAGTCTCGCAGATCGACCTTCGCCGTGAACTGGCCTCGCTCGACTGTTGGCACCCCAACTCCAACCCGATGGCCGACCAGGAGGCGATCACCGCAGCGATCGACCACGAGCCCGACCTGGCCGTGATCGTCGCCGGTGCCCGCCGCATGGCCGCGTTCCACGAGGCCGAGGACACGCCGGAGAACCGCCGTCCCTCGCTCGCCAACTTCCTGCGGGGCAAGCGGTGGACGCAGCCCTGGACACCGACACCGAGCAAGGCCGAGCAGCGCGAGCTGCGCAACGAAGCTGCCGCCCGTGCGGCGATGGGGCACGCATGAGCAGCACGAACACCGTCATGGCTGCCCTGCTCGCTGCCGGCGTCGCCTACCGCGTCGATGTCACCGAGAAACAGCTCCGGCTTTACGACCGGCTGCTCGCTGACCTGGACCAAGCCCGCGTGGTCAAGGCCATCGGTGAGTGCCTGAAGACCTGCCGGTACTTCCCGACCGTTGCCGAGATCCGGGAGCAGTGCGGCGAGAGCGAAGCGGCTGCGATCGAGACGGCGTGGCAGCGCGTAAAGGCGGCGATCGGCTGCCACGGCCTGCGACCGCAACTCACCCCGGCCGAGAACGAAGCGGCCCGCCTGCTCGGCGGCTGGTCGATGCTCGGGGCGATCGAAGAAGCATGGCTCGACGTGCGGCTCCGGGCTCGATTCGCGGACGTTTACCAACCGACCGCCAGAGCTGCGGAGATCGACCGACAGCTCGGGTTCGCTGACCTGGAGCGACTGACGTGAAGACGATTCTCGAAGACATGGGCGACGGCGTGGTTGCGCGCATCGCGCGAGCGACCTGCGCGAAGATGCAGGAAATCCGCAACGCGGAAGGTCTCCAGGCCGCCGAGGTCTGGTTCCACGGGCAGAAGAACCTGGTCGAGAACGGCACGACCCCGGCCTGGATGCGCGACGCGATGGAGTCGGACCAGTGACCCCGCGCCAGCAACACAACCGCCTGCGGCAGGCCTACGAGATCCTCGTGGAGATCGCCGCCCTGCAGAACAAGGGCTTCCGTGGCTGCGGCTGCACCTGCTGCGACGGGAAGATTTGGGACAACTACGAGCAGCATCAGGCGCACGAGCACCTGCGGATCGCTGCCCAAGAGATCAACGCCGCAGACCGGATGATCGGCAACTGCGGGTTCGAAGTGGTGATTTACCGATGAGACAGCGCAACGTCGAAATCCAGCGGCGGTTCTCTGCCGCGATGAAAGCCGCCGATATGTCGCTGACTGAGTTGGCGCGAGCGGTGGAAATGCCGGTGCCCCACCTGAGCCAGATTCGCAACGGGTGGGTCGTGCCGCTGACGCCGACCGGGCTGAAGATCGCCGCGGGGCTGAAGACTGACGCGGCGAATCTCTGGGGCGAGGTCACGCGATGAACGGCCGCGCCTTCGTCATCGCCGTCGGCGGCGTGGTCCTGGCGCACGAGGCTTTCCTCGCGCTGGCTTCATGGTGGGTCGGCTGATGGCGCAGTCCACACCATCCCATCGACGGACTGGACTGGTCCGAATCCTGAACGATCGCGGCATGACTGAGGCCGACCTGGCGCGGATCACAGGGATCGCGCAGAGCCGGATCAACCGGATCAAAAACGGCCGCGTCTGCCCCAGGGTCGCGACCGCCCTGCATATCGCTGCCGTCCTCGGCTGCACCGTCGAGGATTGCTTCGCTGACGCCTGGATGTCGCCGCGAGGAAAGGAGGCCAGCCGTGCCGCGTGACGCATACACCGGCCGAGCCCTGCCCGGCAGCATCCCGGATCTATTCAACCAGGTGCGCGAGCCTGCCCACCGCCACGATCCTCCGGCAGCGAAGGCAGCCGCGAGGAAGGTCGATTCCAAGGCGCGAGGCCTGATGGCCCTGGAAGGGGTGCAATCTTGGCTGGAGAAGTGGGGCGAACCGCCGACAGCCGACGAGGTTGGCGCGGAGGTTTTCGGCGTTGCGCGTGACCCGCTCGCCATCCGTGAGCGAACGCAGCTCGCCCGGCGGGCGCTTTCCGACGCAAAGGCCTGCGGGCTCGTGAAGTGGGCAGGCCGTCGTGTCGGTACGGTCGAGCCCGGCCAGCCGGTGACGACGTGGGAGCCCTGCCGATGATTACCCCCACGGACACGGTAGCCGCCGCTCGGGAGCGCCGAGACGCCCGGCTGGCAGCCAAGGCCAAGCCGCGCGCAAAGATGCGGCCACGGCGGCGCATGGGCACGAGGCGGCGCGAGAGAAGCAATCCGGCGTATCTCCGCGCCATCCATGGCCTGCCCTGCCTGGTCTGCGGCAATCCCGGCGAGGCCCACCACGAGCCGCCGAAGGGCATGGGCGGCGGGGGGGACTGGCACGACCGGAAGACCGTCCCGCTCTGCGACGAGCACCACAAGGCGGGGCGCGACTCCCGGCACCGTCTCGGCCTGGCTGCCTTCGAGGCTGCCCACGGCCTGAACCTCGAGGACGAGATTGCCCGGCTCCAGGAGGCCCACGGATGAGACGCGACCAGGAGATTTGGTCACTTCGCGCAGCCGGGATGCGCGTGGTGGAAATTGCCGATGTCCTCGGCCTTCCGGCTGACGAGGTGGACGAGCGGTTGTGCGTGATGGTCCGAGCCGAGCTCGCCGGAGTCGCGGTTCGGCAGCCGGAAGAACAAGCGGCATAGGGCCGCAGCCCGCCGCGCCGGTGAGTGAAAATCGTTGATTACCGGCGCGGCGGTTTCTTTTCACGAGGGAGCGAGAATGAGCGAATACAACTGGAGAGGGTGGGACAAGCAGGCGAACGGCGAAGGTGAGTGCTACGAGTACGAACTGCGACCGCCGCGTTACGACTACACCAACGGCTTTGTGTGGGCAGTCACGCCGGAAAACAGAGCGCGCCGCGCCCCCGCCTTCGACATCGAGCCCGGTAAGGAAGTCCCCGACGAGTTGGTTTGGATCGGGGGGTGGCGCGACCCGAGGGGGCAGTGGGAGGTCCATTATGCGGACGGCTCGGCTGCCCTTCACTCCCGTCCGCAGCGCGTTGTTGGCAATAAGCGCGAAAAACTTCACCGCGACGGCAAGTGGATGTCTTTGGTGTACGGCAAAAAGGCCCACTACGTCCGCCTCGTCCCCTGGGATGACGAGCCCGCGTCGCCGGCCGACCCCCGAGACGCGCGGATGGACGCCATCGCGGCCGAGCGGGAGCGCGCCGAGAAGGCGGAAGCCGCCCTCGCCCGCGTCGCGCGCAGGCTCGCCCGCGTCACGCGCGAGATGGACCTAGCTATTGCCGCCCTGGCCGGGATCGGGGAGGGCGCCGGTGGAGACTGACCAACACTCCGTGCCCGCCCGGTGCGACGACGAGAATCCTTCCCGAAAGTGGCGCGGGGGATTCTGCGCCGGCTGCCGCAGGGTGATCTACGTCAACGAAAAGGCCGAGGTGTGGACGGCAACCGGCAGCCTGGTCTGCCGCCAGTGTGCCGACCTCTGCGCCGTGGTCGAGGCTTCATTCGGGGAGATCGACCCGAAGGAATTGCAGGACTTCGTGATCGCACAGGACCAATCAGGCGCAGCCGGCGAAGCCTTGCGGTTGGCCGTGGTTGGCCTGCGTTGCCAGTGGCGGAAGAAGGACCGCACGCTCTGGCGATGGTGCGGAATCCCAGCACTTGAAGTTGAAGCGGCCAGGGAAGTCAGGGACGCAAGCGCCTGGATGGAGTCAGACGAATGATGCAGATGACCAACAACACCCTCGACATCGAGCCGACAGACACCGGGGAGAAAGCTCTCCTGCGCGCCATCCTGATCGACGCTCGAGACACCATCCTGACCCGCCGGCCAAGGGGCCGCACCGGCCGGGGCCGAGTCCACGCAGAGAAGATCACCGCCGCCTGCGTCACCGAGGACGAGGCTTGGTTCGCCAGCGAGGACCGCTCCGCCTGGTCGTTCCTGTGGATCTGCGAACACCTCGGGCTATCAGCCAGCGCAGTGCGTCGGACGCTGAAGGACGAACGGATTGCAGCGGAGCGAAAGAACAGCCGCATCCACCAGCCGAACCGGGTGCGGACGATCAGCACGTCCAGGCCGTGGGCGTGGGAGTCGAACCCGTCGCCGTACTCGCCGCTTCACGCTGCGGCGGGGCGTTGCGAGCCGTGATTCCGGTGGTATCCTCCCGGCATGGCAGACGGAAAACACCCCGGCGGCAGGCCGTCGAAGCTCCAGAAACTCTCAGACGAGGTGCGGGCTCAGATCCTCGCGGAGATCAGGCGCGGGGCTGCACCGCATCGTGCGGCTGCGCTTGCAGAAATCGCGGAGTCAACCTTCTTTGGATGGATCGCATATGAGCCGCAAGACGCCGAACCGTACGCAAGTTTTCGGAGCTCTGTGCGTGTTGCGCAGAGGGCTTGGGAGGCCGACCAGGAAGCGGCCATCAGCTCCGCAGCGGATTGGCGGGCGCGTGCCTGGATGCTCGAGCGGCGCCAGCGCAAAGAATACGGCTCGGAGGTGAAGGTTGAACATGCTGGAAGCATCGGCCGCGCCGACGAACTCGGAGACGACGACCTCGCCACTATCGCCGCAGGAGGCAGCCCGGGAGCTGCTGAGACGGAGGCGGGCGAGGGCTGACCTCGACATCTTCGCGCTGGAGTGCGGATTCTGGCCGGCGCGGCATCACCAATATTTGAACCGGCGGCTTGAGGCCGTGGCGCGTGGCGAGATCAACCGGCTGATGGTGTTCGAGCCTCCCGGCCACGCCAAGTCCACCTACACCTCGATCCTGTTCCCGGCCTGGCTTCTCGCGCAGAAGACCCCCCACGGGATGCCGTGGGACATCCTCGCGACGAGCCACGGGGCGACGCTGGCGCAGGAGTTCAGCCGCAAGGTGCGCGGCCTGGTGCAGCGGGAATCCCTGCTGCTCGGCTACGACCTGAAGAAAGGCAGCACCAGCGTGGAGCGCTGGGAGACGACCCGGGGGAGCGTCTACCGCTGCGCCGGTTGCGGCGGGTCGATCACGGGCCAGCGCGGGGACATCGGCCTGGGGGACGACTGGGTGAAGGGCCGGGAGCAAGCCGACTCGGAGGTGGAGCGGGAGAAGGCCTGGCAGTGGTATCTTTCGGACTTCCGAACACGTCTGAAGCCCGGCGCCCCGATCGTGCTGGTGATGACTCGCTGGCACGAGGACGACCCGGCGGGCCGGATTCTCCCGGCTGACTGGTCTGGCGAGTCTGGACCGATCACGGCGCGGGACGGCGAGACGTGGGAGGTCGTTTGCCTGCCCGCGCTGGCGGTTGCTGGCGATCCGCTCGGACGCGCAGAGGGCGAAGCACTTTGGCCGGAGTGGATGCCGCTGGAGAACCTGGAAGCGGAGCGCAGGGTGCAGACCCCGCGCAACTGGAACAGCCTCTACCAGCAGCGGCCGGCGCCGGACGAGGGGAGCTTCTTCCAGCGCAAGTGGTTCGAGTGGTACGAGTCGCCGCCCAGGGGCCTGCGGACCTTCCTCGCCAGCGACTTCGCGGTAAGCTCGAAGCAGGATGCAGACTTCACGGTGCATCAGGTTTGGGGCGTGGACACGCAGAATCACCTCTGGCTGCTCGACCAGTGGCGTGGGCAGGCGACGCCTGACGTGACGATCGACGCGGCTCTCGACCTCGGTGCGCAGTGGAAGCCGCTGGCCTGGCTGAACGAGCGCGGGGTCATCATGCACAGCCTCGGGCCGCTGATCCGGCGCCGCATGGACGAGCGCAACGTGATGCTGCGGCTCATCGACTACGCCAGGACGAGCGACAAGCAGACGATGGCGGCGAGTTTCCAGGGCCGGGCGGCGAACGGCTGCGTGCATCTTCCCCGGCTGTCCCCGTGGGTGAGCGGTATGCTATCGGAGTGGCTGAGCTTCCCGGTGGGCAAACACGACGACCAGGTAGACCCTGCGGCCCTGATGGGGCTTCACCTTGGGAGCGTGATCGCTCCCCCGCGCGGCCCGACCTCGGGCGTGGCGGTAGACGATACGAGGGCTTGGTGATGGCTGAGTGGCAACCGATAGAGACGGCGCCGAGGGACAGCACGACGGTGCTCTTGTGGGAATCCTTGGACGACGGCGACCCGGCTATCTGCGTCAGCATCGGCTCGTGGGAGCCCAGCATCGGGTTTTGGATCGACTTCGGGTGGGAGACTGTCTACCCCACCCACTGGATGCCACTCCCCAGCCCGCCGGAGGAAGTGTGAGCGCGGCAGTCTCAGGAGACGCGGCTTTCTGGCGCTGCCATGACTGCAACGTCGCGGTGACGGTGCAGGCGAAGGGGCGTCCGGGCAAGTGCTGGCGTTGCGGGGTGCTCCCTGCATCTGTCGAGGGGGAAGGCTGGGTGCTGCTTAGGGAGGGCGACCTATACCCAACCGAGCGAAGGTTCGCCGGCGTGGCGTTGTCACCCTGCACGGAATCACTTCGAGTCGATGGGGGGCTCTACCGGCTGGTATGGCTCTGGAAGCAGAGCGACGATCCCAGGTATTTGTGGATCAAATACGAGTGGCACCTGGACGACAGTTATCCGCTGCTGCGGGAGGCCGGTTGACCCTGTTTCCGCCCAGCCCCCGCCACGAGCTCGTGGACTGGCACGTCATTTTCGACGGCGGCTCCGGCTGCCAGTTCGGCCCGGCCCACTGGCTGACCTACCTGCGGCCGGGCTTCCGGCACGTCTATGTGGCCCGGTACGACGGGGGGCGGTGGACGGTGCTCGAGAGTCTGACCGGCTCGGTGCGTGTCTGGACGCTGCCGTGCGTTGTGGGCTATGATTTCCCGGACTGGCGCGCTAGCGAGGGCGCGACGGTCGTGAGGCTGCGGCACTGGCGAGAGCCGCAGCACTTCAGGATGCGCGGGATTCTGACCTGCGTGTCCCTCACCAAATTCCTACTGGGTGTTAAGGCGTGGTGGATCGTTACACCATGGCAACTCTACCGGCACCTGGTAGCGAATGAAGTCACCGAAGAAGCCGAAAGAATCCAACGCAGAACGCACTGCGCGGCTCACGCAGGCTGAAAGCCTCGGCCGTGGCGGCGATGTCTTCGCCCAAGCACGGAAGCGGCTAAAGGCCTCCCGCGTTCGATCATCCCTGTTTGGCGGTCCTGAGACGGGCCGCACGACCATGGGGGTGGGGTGATGGAAACCTTCGAGCGTTCGCTGTTCGAGGGCAAGCCGGCCGCCCGCAAGAAGGCCAAGGCCTTCGACAAGGACCAGGCCAAGCGCCAGCTCTCCCGCGTCCGGGCTGAGCAGCAGAACCACATGAGCCAATGGCGCGAGGTGTTCCACTTCGCGATGCCGAACCGATCGGACTTCGACAACCCGACGGCTGGCATGGACAAGATGGGCCGGGTCACGGACTCGGCTCCGATCCGCGCAGCCCGCCGCGGGGCTGGCAACCTGAAGGACGCGCTGATCCCGAACGACCAGGCTTGGGTAGAGTTCGAGGCGGGGGAGTCGGTTCCGGATGAGCAGCGCGACGCGGCGAACGAGGTGTTCGAGCAGATCCGCGACATCGCGTTTGACGAGCTGGCGAACAGCAACCACGACGCCGAAGCGGACTCGATGGCCCTGGACCTCATGTGTTCGATGGGGACGATGGTGATCGACCCGGGGACGCCTGAGAACGCGCTGGTCTGTCGTGCCGTCCCACTGTCCCAGGCTTTCCCGGTCGAGGGGCCGAACGGTGAGATCGAGACGTTCTTCCGCGTCTACCCCCTGCCTGTCGGCCATATCAAGCGGCTGTGGCCGACCGCGACGATCCCGCAGAAGTGGGAAGACCTGCTCCGCAAGGACCGCGAGACGCCGGTGGTCGTGGCCGAGGGGAATATATTCGAGCCCGGCTACGGCTACCGCTTTGTGGTGATGACCGAGGACTGCAAGGACATCATCCACGAGGTGGAGCCGGACGACCCGGACGAGCCTTCGCGGTTCATCACTCCCCGGCTCATGCGGACGACGGGCGAGGTATACGGCCGCGGGCCGCTGATCGAGGCGCTTCCCGACATCCGGGTGCTGAACAAGCGCGAGGAAAACAGCCTCAAGGCGCAGGCCAAGGCGCTGACGCCGGGCGGGCTGATCTCGAGCGAAGCGGGGCTTAACCCGAACACCATGCGCACCGGCCCGAACTCCTGGAACGTGGTGAACACGGCCGGGGGCCTGCGGGCTGGCGACATGATGGCGGCCTTCCCGATGACCGCCGACATCCGCACGACCGAGGAATTGCAGGCGCAGAAGCGGGCCATGATCGAGCGCATCCTGTTCGCGGAGCCGATCCTGCCGCCGGTCGAGGCGAGCCGCCAGATGACGGCCTACGAGGTGCAGACACGGCGCTTGCAGCAGTTGCAGGAGCGCGGTGTTGACCTCGGCCGGGTCAACCGGGAGTGGGCTTTCGCCACGATCCGGCGGGTGGTCTGGTGTCTCCAGAAGGTCGGCGTGCTGCCGGCCGAGCTGGCGCCGGGGCTCCGGCTGAAGCTCGACAACCGGCTGGTGCGGGTGAAATACAGCGGGCCCTTGGCACAAGCGCGCGACGCGAACACCGCCAACAACATCCTGTCGAGCGTGGCCGACATCCGGGCGGCAGTCGGTGACGAGACGGCCGCCGAGGCGATGCGGCTGGAAGACGTACCGCGCGAGGTGAGCGAGCTGCGCAACGTGCCTGCGAGGCTGCTCAGGTCGGACGCTGAGAAGAAGCAGATCCAGCAGGCGAAGGCGCAGGCGGCGCAGCAGATGGCGGCGGCGCAGGCTGGGCAGGTGGCGTGAAGGACGACAAAGACATCCGCGAAATGCCGCTGGGGCTCGGCATCGACCAGGACGTGCTCGTCCCGCTTCAGTCGCCCTACGACGAAACGCCGTTTGCGTTTCCTTTCCGCGATGCGGTGAAGATCGCAGTCGATGACTTTCAGGCGGCTGCAGAGGACGGCGACTCTGTGACCGGGCCGGGTACTTCGACGGACAACGCAGTCGCGCGCTTCGACGGCACAGGCGGCGACGCGATCCAGAACAGCGGCGTCACGATTGACGACTCCGGCAACGTGGCCGGTGTTGCCGACATCACGCTCAGCGGCACGGTGGACGGGCGAGATATAGCGGCTGACGGGTCGAAGCTCGACGGGATCGAATCCGGCGCGGACGTGACGGACGCCACAAACGTCGAGGCTGCCGGCGCTGTGATGGAGTCCGACACTAGCACAGCCTCCATGTCCTTCGTCATCGACGAGGACAACATGGCCTCGGACTCAGCGACCAAGGTGCCGACCCAGCAGAGCGTCAAGGCATACGCTGATGCGATCGCGGCGGGGGCACCTACGGCGCACGCTGCGAGCCACACCGACGGGACCGACGACATCCAGGACGCGACGGCAGCGCAGAAGGGGTTGGCGACCGCCGCGCAGATCACCAAGCTGGACGGTATCGAGAGCGGGGCTACCGCCGACCAGGACGCGAGCGACATCCGTGGTCTGGGGTTCTTCGACACGAGCAACGATGGTACGGGGTCCGGGCTTGACGCGGACCTGCTCGACGGTCAGCACGCGCCGACCGGAACCATCGTCGGCACAACTGATACCCAGACGCTCACGAACAAGACGCTGACGAGCCCTACGATTACCGGGCCGACGATCAGCTTCGCAGAGTGGACGAACGCCAACCATGCGCACACGTCGGGCAGCGCAGGTGGGCAGTTGAACGCCAGCACCGTGTTCATCAGCGGGACCGTCCCGACCGCGCGCCTTGGTAGTGGCTCGGCAAGTTCAACGACGTTCCTGCGGGGCGACCAAACGTGGGCGACCGTGAGCGGCGGTGTCACGTCGATGGACGACCTAAGCGACGCGGACACCACGACCGACCCTCCGGCACGCTCGCAGGTGCTGAAGTGGAACGGCACGAACTGGGTTCCCGGTACGGCTGGGAACACGACCGAGTTCAACCTGACCATCGCCAGCTTCTCGGACGGCATCAGCGCCACGCAGGAGATCGGCAGTGGGACGTGGAAGGCGATTGGCGCGCTGTCGTTCACGGCGAGCTACACGAACGGGCCGCCTACGAGCGCCACGGTGCAGATCACAGCGGGTGTGTCCGCGTGGTCCTCGGCGCTGGACATGGGCAGCCCGACCTATGCTGGGCCGACAGTCAGCACGGAGGCGGTGGGCTACCCCACGCCGTCCGGTGCCTCGCACGGGTCCATCACGTTCACCCTGACGGCTTCTGATGGCACGGACACGCCGACCAGCACGCAGACCGTGACCTTCGGCAACAAGCGATTCTGGGGCGTCAGCACGACGGCCAGCGGCTACGTTGAGGCCGACGTGGAGGGCTTGGCAAGCAGTGAACTGGCGACTGCGCGCACGAAGTCGAGCTTCACCACGACGGCGGGCAGCGGGGAGTATGTGCTGTTCGCCTACCCCACGCGGGAGGGCACAGCCACGTTCACGGACAATGACAGCGGATTCGCCTTCGCGATGGAGAGCCCGGAGACGGTGAGCGTCACGAACGCCAGCGGGTACACCGAAAATTACTATGTTTACCGCAGCACCAATCCGAACCTTGGCGCGGTTAACGTGGAGGTGTCGTGAGCATCGGGATCACCGACAAGCTGGTGGCGAAGAACGGGGCGTTTGAGGATCTGGTCAACGCCTCTGAGGTTGGCGGCGACGGGACCAGCAGCAACGCTCTGCCAGCCGACACGGTGGCGAGCGGGTCAGCGTCTGAACTCGTGCGCGTGGACTCCACGGGTGCGTATCTGGAGGGTGCGGGCGTTGCGGTGTCGGACCTGGCCACGGCCGCGCAGGGGGCGCTTGCCGACAGCGCGCTCCAGTCCAGCGATATCGGCTCCAGCGTCCAAGCCTACGACGCGGAGCTTGCCGCCATTGCCGGTCTGACGAGCGCGGCGAACAAGGTCCCGTACTTCACGGGCAGCGCGACGGCTGGCCTGCTCGACCTTCTAGATGAAGATAACATGGCATCGGACAGCGCAACGGCTGTACCGACGCAGCAGAGCGTCAAAGCCTACGTCGATGCCTTTCCGTCCTACGTCGAAGTGGCGATGGCCGGTACGAACATTACCGCGACCACGTCCATTGGCTACATTGCGCCGTTCACGCAGACGGTCAGCGCCTTCACGGCCAACCGCATCTATGTGTCAGGATTCACGGGCACACTGACCGACCTGCAAGTGCTGGCGCAGAATAACGTGGCCGGTGCTGCGACAGGCGGCGTCAATGTCTCGATCAGGAACATCACAGCGGCAACTGCGCAGACCGTGAATGTGGCGAGTGGCGCTAAGGTCGAAAGCTCGTCGTCTATCTCGTTGGCAGTGACGAAGGGGGATCAACTCATCTTTAGCTACCAGGCTGTAGGTGGAAACGACGCGGCGAACAACTGGGCCTTCACGGCCTCCGGCACGGGAGTTTGATGTGATTACGGAAGGTGAAGCGACGGCCATTCTCGGTGCGGCTCGTGCCAATGTGGGACCAGACGCAAGCGACGCGAAGCTGCTTGTGGAGTTCGCGCGGCTGCTCACGGCTGGCGGCTTAGATGCCGCACGGCAGGAAGAAAAGGCTAAACTGCTCGCGCGGGTGGCCGAGATCGAGGCGCAGGAGTCATGATCTACGCAACCGCCAGCATCGACACGGGCACAGCCAGGCGACCGCGATGAAGCTCTCCATCGACTTCACCGACCGCATCCACGGCAAGCCGTGGGCTGAGTGCAGCAGGACCGAGCGGGACGAGGCCCTTCTGGCCGCCCGTGTTCTCGGCACAGCGGACGGCCAGAAGCTCATGCAGTGGCTGGGAGCCACTACCATCACCGACATGGCCGATGTCCCGGCCGAGAAAGCGGAGTTCGCCAGGGGGCGGCAGAGCGTGTTCTGGAGCCTCTGTGCGATGGTCAAGACAGCGAAGGGCGTGGAAGAACAGGGTGCGCAGGTAGACGAATGAGCGAAGGTGCAACCGAGGAATCGCAGGCGGCCGAGTCCGTCGAGCCCGCGGCAGGCGGGAGCCTGTTTGACGAGGTGGCGGCCGAAGTCGCCGCGACGGCTGGGGACGGGACTGTTTCCAGCGATCAGCCCAACTACGAGCAGCCCTGGCTCGAGAGTTTCATGGGCGGCAAGTACCGCACGGTGGAAGCCGCAGAGAAGGGGCAGAAGGCGCTGCAGACAGAGTTCCAGGCGCTCAAGGACAAGATGAAGTCCTTCGTCGGTGCCCCGATCGACCCGGAATCAGGGGAGCCGGTGCCGTACTCGTTCAAGATGCCCGAGGGCATGGAGCCGCTTCCGGCTGATGATCCGCTCATGGTGGCGGTGAACGGCTGGGGGCAGAAGCACGGCCTGTCTGCCGACGCGGCGCAGGAGGCGTTCGATGAGATCATCGCCCCGCTCATGGCCGGGGCTTCGATCGGTGGCCGGGACGAGGAGCTGCGCGCCCTGGTGGACCACTACGGTGGTCAGGATGCAATGCAGGCAAAGGTCCGCGACGTTTACGCTTGGGCCGCGAGCCTGCTCCCCGCCGACATGATCGACACCCTGAAGGCCGCGGGAAGCACGAAAGACACAGTGCTGGTGCTGGATGCCTTGCAAACTGCCGTTCGAAACCGGACAATCGGTGACGGTAGCGGCGGCGTTCAGTTGACGGAGGCTTTCGTCAACGAGAAGGCCAGAGAACTCGGCATTGCCCACCCGGAGGTTGTGAAGCTCCGGCGGCAGTGGGCCGAGGGTGAAGCCGCACGAAGGAAAGCCGTCGGCCGGTAAGGTCGGCGCATATTCTAGCAGGCACCCGCCACAGGCGGCCCTGAGTTTTTCGGAAACGAATCACTCGGCGGTCAAGGCCCGGAAAACCTCCGGCACCCGAGACGCGAGCAACGAAGCTCTCAGCGTTTCAGGTCCAGGAGGTTTTTCCAATGGCTAACGCAATCACCGACGTCCAGCGCGTCGAATATGAAAACATGGTCAAGCACGCCTATCAGTCGCTTGGCTCCAATCTGGACGCGACCGTCCGAGTGAAGAACGTCACCGGCGCGGGCACGTTCAATTTCCGCAACTTCGGCGCCCTGACGATGGTCCCGCGCGGGCAGACCCGCAGCCGTCTCGAGGCACAGGCCACCGTCAACACCCTCGTCGCGTGTACCGCGACGGACTACGTGTTGCCGATCCTGACCGACATCTTCGACCAGTCGAAGACTGACGCACCCGACGAACAGGCCGAATCGGCGCAGGCGATCGCTTTGGCGATGCGCCGGCAGCGCGACCAGAGCGTAATCGACGCCCTGGACGCCGCCACGATGGCCTCCGGTCATACGATCACCTGCGGCTCGGGTCTTACCGTTGCCAAGCTGATCGAGGGCATGGAGGTTTTCGACTCGGACGAGATCCGCAGCAACGACCCGCTGGGCGATGGCGTGATTCACTTCCTCATCACTGAGAAGGAACACACCGATCTGCTGTCGGACGCTCTCACGCAGTCGATCGACACGAGCAACTTCCGCTCGCTGACGACTGGCCGAGTGGGCGAGTTCATGGGCTTCAAGTTCATCCTGATCGGCTCCGGCCGCTCCGAGGGTGGGCTCACGCTCACGGGCTCGACGCGCGCTTGTTACGCCTACGTCAAGTCGGCGGTCGGCCAGTGCGTGAACATCGAGCCCCGCGTCGAAAGCACCTACCTGCACGAGTACACGTCCGACTTCGTGAACGGCATCCTGTCGCTCGGAAGCGTGGCCGTGGACACCGGCGGCATCGTCAAATTCAACGTGACCGAGTAGCGGTCCCAACCAAGCAAGGAGCACTTAAATGGCACATGCTTATTCCGACATGGTTGAGGCCTCGACGTCTTACGACAACACGACGCCAACCGATACATCTGCAAGACCGCCGACGCTTTGGCGACGGTGGTCGCTGCGGACTACTTCCTGCCGAGTCTTTCGGCCGGTCGCCCCCTGAAGGTCAACGACATCATTGATGTGGTGTCCGACACCGGCGGGAACCCGGTCGCGAGCAAGCTGCGCGTCACTTCGGTGACGAGCAACACGGCGATCAGCGTGGAACAGGTCGAGGCCGATTCGGTCTGGATCACCGCCGAGCTGACCGACGTGTCGACGGCTTCCTCGACCTGGCTCGCGTTCCCGTTCGACGGCTACATCCGTGGGTTCAAGACGATCCTGCATGGAGCCATCGCGACGGCTGACGCGGCTGTCGGGCTGGAGATCGGCGGGACTGACGTGACCGGCGGCCAGGTGACGATCGCGAACTCCGGCTCCGCAGCCGGTGACGTCGATTCGACCACCTGCACGGCCGCGAACACGGGCACCGCAGGAACCGCCGTCGAGATCGACACGGACGGAGCCAGCACCAACACGATCAGCGTGACGTGCATGGTCGAGTTCGTGCCGGCCTAACCCTAGCCCCGGTTGCACCACCGGGCTCATGGCCCCCGCCCCCTTCCTTTGCCGGTAGAGGGGGCGGGGGTTCCTGCGAGGCGACATGGCAGCAGACAAGACC